GCTGCGGTTATGCTAGTTGATCCATGATTGTCTTCCGTGCGGCCACGTCAGCGGCAGCGTCCACAGCGGTCTGCATGTCAGCGTATTTGGTACGGATAGCTGCACGGGCAGCTCCAGCGGGGCCAACCTCCATCGTGGTCGCCATCAGCGGCGTGGTGCAGAACCCCAACCTGTACTCAGTCGTTGGCACAACCCTGACGTTCAGCCCAGCCCCACCAACGGGGACAAACAACATCTCGGTGCTGTATCTGGGTCTGCCTGTCATCGGCTCAAGCTCACCGGGCAACACTGCGTTCCTGAGTTCAACTGATCTGACAGCCACGGCTGGACAGACTGTGTTTGCTTCGGCTGGCAGCTACACCCCCGGCTTCGTACAGGTGTTTCGCAACGGCGCAAGGCTGGGCAACGCTGACTTCACGGCTACCAACGGAACCACAATCACTCTGGCAAGCGCAGCAACCGCTGGCGATCTGGTCACGATTGAATACTACACCCTGACTTCGCTGACCAACGCCCTACCACTGACAGGCGGGACGGTAACTGGGTCAACGACATTTACAGCGGCTTTGATAGGTACTACGGGCACATTCAGCGGTGCTGTGTCTGGCACTACGGGATCATTCAGCGGTAACATGTCTTTTAACTCAGGCTACGGCTCTGCTGCTGTGGCCTACGGTTGCCGCGCATGGGTGAACTTCAACGGCACTGGCACACCAGCAATTCGTGCAAGTGGAAATGTGTCAAGCATCACGGATAACGGCACTGGTGATTACACAGTGAATTTCACTACTGCGATGCCTGATGCAAATTATACTTTAGTTGCAACAATAAAACCTACAGCGGCGGCAAGTAGTACAAATGGAAAAGTTGTAAATATTCGTTATGACACGAATTTAGCTACATCTTCATGTAGGTTGTGGTGCAATAGCACAGGCGGGGCAGAAGATATGGATGTAGTAGCTGTTGCAGTTTTTAGATAAGGTAACCCAATGAACTCAAGAATCATTTACAAAACAGCAGACGGCGGCGTAGCCGTCATCATCCCCGCAGACACCATTGAAGCCTGCATGAAAGACATTCCAGAGGGCGCTGAATACGCCATTGTGGATGTTGCAGACATTCCGTCAGACCGCACATTCAGAGGAGCATGGACATGGGCATCGTAATTGACCTAACCAAAGCCAAGGCCATCACGCATGATGCGCGTAGAACGGCCCGTGCTGCTGAGTTTGCGCCGCTGGATGTGAAGGCTACCATCCCGTCAGAGGCCGCAGCCGCTGAAGCTGCCCGTGCAGCCATTCGCACCAAGTACGCTGACATTCAAACGGCTGTTGACGCTGCTGGTGATGTGGCGACATTGAAGACAATCATGGAGGCTATGTAATGGCTAACGGAACCCTTGCAGCAAGTCAAATAGAGATGCTGTCGCAAAGCGGCACGGGCATCATCACCATCACGCCACCGGCAACCAACACGAACAGGGCGATCACTCTGCCTGACGCAGCGGGGGCTATTGTTGTCTCTGGCACAACCCCGTCACTGAACGGCATTACCTTCCCCGCTACGCAAGTAGCAAGCGCTGACGCAAACACGCTGGATGATTATGAGGAGGGGACTTGGACACCAACTGGGAATGGTGTTACATACACAAGTGTAACTGGGAAATATACAAAAATAGGAGATTTTGTTTTTTGTTCTTATAACCTTACATTTCCTAGTACAGCTTCAGCAAGCAGCGCCGAAATTCAAGGCTTACCTTTTGCTATAGGTTCGCAACCAAGAGGTACTGCCACTGTAAGTGAAACAAACTGTGGTGTTAATCCGATAATGATGGCTCTTGCTGGGTCAAGAGCAATTCTAAGAGATGCAGATAACAACGATAGACCAAATTCGGCATTTTCATTAGATTTTTTAAATGGCATGATAATTTATCGAGTTTAATTAACCGCGCCAGATTAGCGCAGTTGGACACTTAAAGGAAACCAAATGGCACTCACCGAAACCAAAGTCATCGACCAGATCACCGTTACTGAGAACGGCACCGTGCTGTACCGCGAGGCTACACGCATCCTAAAAGACGGCGACCAGATTGCTCAGACCTACCACCGCACCAGCCTGACACCAGCGCAAGACCTGACAGGCCAGCCAGCCAATGTCGTGGCGATCTGTAACGCAGCTTGGACACCAGAGGTCATTGCGGCGTATCAAGCTCAAGTAGCAGCGCAAGCAATGCCATAAACCAAGTACCGGCTGATGCCTGATGCCCCACCACCTCCGCCTCCTGTGGTTCAAGCGCCAGCAGTTGAGTGCGTAAGGTGGTCGTGGTCTTCTGACCGCAAAGAAGTTTGGTGTCTCCAGTGGCGGGAAAAAGGCAAACCTGAACCTAAAAAGGTAGCGGAAAGTGATTGATCCCATAAGCGCCCTTGCAGGCATACAGGCAGCAGTCGCGCTGATTAAGAAGGTCAGCAAAACCGTTGACGATGTAAGCTCCCTCGGCCCTGTGCTGGGCAAGTACTTTGATGCGAAGTCCACCGCCACCAAGGCTGTTGTTCAGGCCAAGAAGTCTAAATCCTCAATGGGCACTGCCATCCAGATTGAGATGGCGCTTGACCAAGCCAGACGGTTTGAGGATGAGTTGCAACTGCTGTTCATGCAGGCGGGGAAGATAGACGTCTGGAACAAGATCAAGTCCAGAGCAGCGGCAATGGACGTGGAGTCTGCTCATGATGCACGCAGAGAAAAAGAAGCTGCGGCCAAGCGCAAAGCAGAAATGGATGAGGTTGTTGAGTTGGCCTTGCTGGCGGCTATCTTTTTTGGCTTGATAGGCGTTATCCTTTATTTCACCATTGGCATCCTTGAGCAGCAAAGATGAGCGATGAGCGTTTAAACCTAGTTGACAAGGTGCTGGCGTATGTCAGCAGCCCGTTCCGTCTGTTTGCGATGGTGTTAATGGCTGTCTTAACATTTGCAGGGTATTTTGTATATACAAACCAAGAGCTTCTGATTGGTGCTTACAAGGAGTCCAAGAAGATTCCGTCCATCGCAGAAGACCGCGTAGAAGACGCCGCTGCCCACCTGTTCAAGCAAACAGGCGCTGTTGTGGTGGCGGTGTTCAAAGTCAATAGCATGTTTGGCACTCGCATCCTGCATAGGGCGTACACCAGAGAGGGTCGAGAGAAGGCCATGGATGGACTTGACGTAGGCCTGTTCACCCAAAACTCAAGTAACAACAGTGACGTGGTGAAGCTCATGGCAAACGAAATCCCGTGCGGCGAGTACACCAGCGCACAGAGCGAGATGGGGATTTGGTACATAGAGAAGGGCGTGGGCTACACATGTCGTATCAGCGTTCCCCCAGAACCGGGCAGGTTCGTTGGACAAATCACCGTGGGTTGGGCATCACCGCCTGACAATTTAGAGAAGACTCGTGCAATGCTACAAATTGCAGCAACAATGCTTTCAAGGAGTAAACAATAATGGATTGGATTAAACAAATTGCACCTACCATCGCTACGGCGCTTGGTGGCCCACTGGCTGGCATGGCTGTCTCAGCTATCTCAAAGGCCGTGGGGGTTGAGCCTGACCAAGTTCAGGACATGATTGCCAACAACAAACTGACAGCAGAACAAATTGCTCAAGTCAAAATTGCTGAGATTGAGTTGCAAAAGCAAGCGCAAGAACTTGGCCTCAACTTTGCCAAGCTGGAGGTTGAAGACCGAAAGTCTGCGCGAGAGATGCAAGCTACCACTCGCTCAATCGTGCCCCCTGCTTTGGCCGCAATCATCACCATTGGATTTTTTAGCATTTTAATTATGATGATGCTTGGGAAAGTGGACGGCAACAACCCCACGATCCTGATGATGTTGGGCAGTCTGTCCACCGCTTGGACTGGGATCGTTGCTTACTATTTTGGCTCATCTGCTGGCTCACAAGCTAAGACAGACCTTCTTTCTAAGGCTCCGGCAATCAAATGACACCACACTTCACCCTCGCGGAACTCACCGCCACCAGCCACCGCCAGTTTGACAACACGCCCAACGAAGCTGAAACAGCCAACCTACAACGACTTGCGGAGTTTTTGGAGCAGGTAAAGACGGCGCTGGATGGTAAGCCCATCATGGTCAACAGCGCCTTCCGGTCAAAGCAAGTCAACGACAGCGTTGGCTCCAAAGACACCTCTCAGCATAGAATTGGCTGCGCTGCGGACATCCGTGTTCCCGGAATGACTCCCGATGCTGTGGTACGCGCAGTCATTGCTGCGGGTTTGCCCTATGACCAAATCATTCGTGAGTTTGATGCTTGGACGCATATCAGTGTGACAAACACGCCAGACGGGACCCCACGTAGGCAGGCGCTCATCATTGACAAGCAGGGTGCTCGACCTTTTGCCTGATACGTGGGAAAATGAATTATGCCGCTTCAAAAACTCCAGCTAAGACCGGGAATCAACAAAGAGTCCACAACTCTAGCCAACGAGGGTACTTGGTTCGAGATGGACAAGGTGCGCTTTCGTTCAGGCTACCCCGAGAAAATTGGCGGCTGGACTCTTGACACCGGCACAACTAACTCTGCGCTAGCACCCCCTGCGGGGTCGTTCTGGGGCGTATGCCGTTCCTTGTTTAACTGGGTCACGCTGTCTGGCTACAACCTGCTGGGCGTTGGCACAAACCTCAAGTTCTATATTCAGAACGGCACTATTGGTATTTTCTACGACATCACACCTATCCGGCTTGTAGATTCCGTAGCGGCCAATGCGTTTACTACCGTTAATGCCTCAACAACAGTTACGGTAAACGACACAAGCCACGGAGCCGCAACGGGCGACTTTGTGACGATTTCAGGTGTTGGCGGTGCAATAAACGGCATTCCGGCAACAGCACTTAACCAAGAATTCCAACTCACGGTGTTAACCGCCAATACGTACAGCATCGTTGTTTCTTCCCCGGCAACTTCCTCGGGAACGACGGGCGCGGCCACGTTTACATATCAAATCTCCATTGGCCCTGAAATATTTACAGCCCCAAACGGCTGGGGCGCAGGCGGCTGGGGTGGCGTTACCGGCTCGTCAACGCCGACAGGTTGGGGGTTGTCTGCCACAACGGGTATTGCTTCCCAGCTTCGTCTATGGAGCCAGTCTAATTACGGCGAAGATTTAATTTTCAACCCACGAGGTGGTGGTCTGTATCTCTGGGAAACCAACGCCGACCCAAACATTTTTGACCGTGGCGTTCTGCTCACTAGCGGGGATACCCCAGACGTCTGCAACTTCGTCATGGTGTCGGACAATTCACGTTTTGTCCTCGGCTTTGGTGTAAACGACTACGGCTCCGCCGTGCAAAACCCCATGCTGGTGCGCTGGTCAGACCAAGAAGACTATACCCAGTGGACACCAGCTATTACTAATCAGGCTGGTAGTTTCACGCTCAGTGACGGCTCTCAGATTATTACCGCTATGCAGTCGCGGCAAGAGATTTTGGTGTGGACAGACTCGGCGCTGTATTCCATGCAATACCTTGGCCCACCATACGTATGGGGTTTTCAGCTTCTTGCCGACAACTTGTCTATCGTTGGCCCCAACGCAACATCTACAGCCAACAACATCGCCTACTGGATGGGCGTGGACAAGTTCTACATGTATTCCGGACGGGTAGAAACTTTGTACTGTCCTCTGCGGCAGTATGTTTTCAACGACATCAATCTGTCCCAGTCATTTCAGTTCTTCTCAGGTACCAACGAGGGATACAACGAGATTTGGTGGTTTTACTGCTCTGCCGATTCAACGGATGTTGACCGATACGTTATATACAACCACTTGGAGAAAATCTGGTCTTACGGCACCCTTGCAAGAACTGCTTGGCTGGACTCGCCGCTGCGAGCTTCGCCAATGGCTACAGGGTATAACGGGAAACTTATATATCACGAGAGCGGTGTAGACGACGGCGCGACCAACCCGCCAATAGCCATTGACGCTTTCTGCCAATCTGCCGACATCAATATCGGGGACGGGCACAACTACGGCTTTGGTTACCGGATGATCCCGGACGTTACGTTCAACGGCTCCACAGTGAATAACCCGGCGGTCACGCTGACGCTGCGGCCTCGGCAGAACCCCGGTTCAAACTACAGTTCAGCGGCAACCCCTACGGTCACCAGTACGCAGAATTACACGTCCACCCGAAATTACGAGGTGCAGCAGTTCACCGAGATTGTGTATGTGCGGGTCCGTGGGCGTCAGATGGCGTTCAGAATTAGCTCAAACACCCTTGGGGTGCAATGGCAGCTAGGTGTGCCTTCCCTTGACATACGCCCAGATGGACGGAGGTAAGCCATGAGCAACCCTCTAGTCCGTGCGCCGCGCTTAGTAAGTCCTCCGGCTGAATACAACCAGCAGTATATGGAGGTGTTGCTTAGCTCCATACGCCTGTATTTCAACCAGTTGGATAACCCCGGAGACATAGCCGGGTCCGCGTTAAATTTAAACCTTGACACACTTCCGACTGAAGCCGACCTCGCCACTTTAAGGCTTGGCGATGTGTACAGGGACACGCAGGATGGTGTGCAGGCTACGAGTCAAATGCTCCGCATAAAGACATCATTATGATAAACTCGACCCACCCCCGATTTCAGAGGCAACCATGAATCAAACTGCACAAGGACTCGCTGCGCTAGGTCGCGGGCCTGACACCATGCTGGTCCACATGGCCCCCGAAGAAGTCGCGGGTCTGCAAGCACTTGCCCTCAAACACGGCGGCACGCTGACCGTCAACCCAGAAACAGGTCTGGCAGAAGCGGGCTTCCTGAAAAACATCCTGCCAATGGTGGCGGGTTTTGCGCTTAATGCGTTTGCTCCCGGAGTTGGAACGGCTGTTGGAAGCATGTTCGGTTTAGGCTCGGCAGCGGGCACGGCTTTAACCGTGGGCGGGATAGCGGGTTTAACTTCCGGCAATTTAGAAAAAGGCTTGATGGCCGGTTTGGGTGCGTACGGCGGGGCAGGGTTGGCTGAAGGTTTTGCCAATGCAGGTACGGGCGCGATGTCTTCTGCTGCTGGGGCAGGCGCACCACAAGTCGCCGCAGAATCAATTGTTCCCCAAGCGGTTGCGCCTGCGGTTGCTGCGCCTACTAGTGCAGTTTCTGCGGCAAACGTAGCCCCCAATCTTTTTGGCGGTACAGAAAGTGAGATTGCTAAAGCATACGGGTATACAGCAGCTTCCCCACTCGAAGCAGCAAAAACAGTAGCCACCGTTACGCCACAAATTAGCCCCGCCGAGTTGGCCGCGCAAGCCGTACGTGAGCAGAACGCCGCCGCGTTCATGAATGAACAAGCCCAACAACAGGCAGTGGCAAAAGCGCTGGCCAATAAGACGGACTTGGTTAGCGCTGGCTTTGACGTGGCTAAAAACGCCCCCGGCGCGTTTCTTAAAAAGAACATGTTGCCACTCGGCGCACTCGGAATTGCTGCGCTCTCTGGCTCGGACGACAAAAACGTACCTACCCCAAGCAATCCGGGCCTGATTCGCCCCTACACGTACGCCCGCACTAAGGTTCCCGGGGCTTTTGACCGCACGCCAAACGACCCGCTGTC